GGTCTTTTCTTTGAGTATCCATAGCTTTTAAGTCTACTTCTCTTGATTTAATCTTTAATAATGGATCATGGTCAAATTGAGAAGTAATAGTTTTCTCTTCTTCCATAAACTCATTCATCATCTCAGCAATTAGTACAGCTTTTCTAGCTTCTATCTTTTGAGTGATTTGTTGCACTTGTTGTTGAATCTGTGGATTCATAGGTGCAGCTTGTTGCATTTGTGCTAACATTTGAAACTCTTGAGGAAATTCCATTTGTACTTGTTCTTGAGCCATTATACTAATGTGCTCTAATATATTTTTTTCTAAAGCAGCCATAATAGGTGGATTATTTCTAACCATGTTCATAGCCATAAAATGCAAGTGTGAAGTTATGTGTGCTCTATGATCTTGACCTGGATATGCTTGAAAAGGTTTACCAGTAATTGCATCAATATTTTCTAATGCCGGATCTTTTGGAATTTTAGGTGCTGGTGGTGGTAAAATTTGATCTATATCTTTTACTCCCATAGCTTCATACATTTTTCTATACGACATGTATAAATCATGCATACCAGGATTAGACATTGCTAATTGTAATTCTGTTTGTGCTAATGTAACACGTTGTTGCATTGAAAATATATTTGGATCAGCAACAGGTAAAATATCTACTCTATCATCAAAATCTTGTACTTTAACAGTTCTTGCAGCGCCTACAACATCATAAGGATATTCAGGTGGCAAATATGTAGCAAATACTTTTGCAAGTAACTTAAATTCATTCTTAAGTGCAACATATAGCCTTTTATGGATTGCTGACATTACTCTTGAACCACGTTCTAAAAGAGCAACAGTCGTTCCAACAGCTGCTTGTTGGTTGCCTTCACCGACCTGCATATCAGCAATCGAGGCAAATCTCTGACCTGCCTGAACCACAATTCCCATTAATTGTAATAATGTAGGTGATGGTTCTTTGTATGGTAGATTAAAAAATGAATCTTTTAAACTTCCACCTGGAGCGTCAACATCTTTCCATTCTCCTGGTTGTAATGGTTGTGCTTCATCTCTAATACGAACGCCTCGTTGCTTAAATCCTGCCGGTAAATTTGATAATGTCCCTGCATCTAATAACTGACGGAGAGCCGCAGTTGCAGTACGGCTCAATCCGCCAATCATGTGAATGAGTCCAAAACCGTAAAATCCGAGTCCTGGCAGAAACTTAAAGTGGACGAAATATTGGATTTTCTTTTTGTTTGGATCATTGGGTGCATAGTTCCTTCTAATAGAAAGAACTGTTCTACTACCTTCTTCGATTGTAACGATGTAAGGTAATTTTATTCCAGTTGGTTCGCCATCGGCACCAACATCTTCAAAACCTTCTAGATCTAAATTTACATGGCATTCAAGTAATGTATATACATCTTCTTGTTTACCAACTTTTTTAGTTCCAGCTAGTTCCTTTTCTTTTTCTTCAACTTTATCTTCAACGACAGGAGGTTTTCCTAAATCAATATCTCGATAAAATCCGGAAACTTGTTGTTTTCTTAATTCGTTTTCTGGAATTTTTAAAACATGAATAATGGCTTCCGCATCATCTAATGAGGTTGCTGAATACGGAACCACTAAATCATCCGCTTGAACGAACTTTGATACAGCTCGTTGAAGTAAATCGTCATAATAAACTTTTTTAAATGTAGAACCTGATAATGGTAAATGAAATAACATTTGATCGAACTCTGGCTCGTATTCTTCCATTTGATCCATTAACTGATAGTTCATGAAATTTTTAACTCTTTGTGATTGTTGTTCTTTAGGTGGAGTAGATAAACCCATAACTTGAGTTCTTACAGGTCCATCTGCTGGTAATAATTCTTTATAAGCCATCGCTTGAAACTGTGTAACCGCTTCAGCTAAAACTGGGTGTGTCGCACCACTTGCTCCTTGGAAAGGTTCTGTTCTAACTCTGTATTTAAATCCTAAAAGGTCTAGTCCTTTAATGTAAGTATCTTCCCATTCTTTTCTGGACATTTTATAGTCCATATAGTTTGCTTGCATTTCTGATCCAATTGGATTCAGAATTTCATCGGGAAGTAAATCTGCTAGATTATCAAAATGGGCTTCAGTTCCGGGGACCTTGATTCCTGAATTAGGATCAAAGTTTATTTCCATTCCCCCATCAGGAAGCTCGGTTGCTTCAACGTTGTCTGATTCTACTAATTTTGTCTCGTCCGTTACTTCTACGTCCATGTCTGGTGCAACAACTGAAGGTAGATCTGTATTCGGGAGATTCTTATCAATTTCTGCCATTAATAACTCCTGGACGCATTATACCATCATATACGTTAGATTGCAACCCTTGTGGCATAGGTCCTCTTTGAGGTGGGATAGTTTTAGTTAAACCACCTTGATAAAACATGGGTCTTTGTAAAGGGTGTAAATTAGCAGGTGAAATAGGGGGTCCTCCTGCATCTAAACCAATTCTTCCGCCTTCGGCTACCCATTGTTTTTGTTCCTTAATTTTTTTTCTACGCATGTCTTCTTCAAACTCTCTTCTTAGTTGATCTTTTTTTCTCATTTTTTCTAGCATTTCTCTTTCTCTCATATAATCATCAAAACTATAATCGGTAATTCTTCCGCCTTCGGCTTTTTCTTCAGTTTGTTCATCTAAAGATTTTAATTTTTTCTTTAAGTAATTAGTGACCAACGCACCACCAGCTCCAATCGGTATCACTTCAAGTGGCAGATCTGTAAATTTTCCTGTTTCGTTTGCTTTTAAAGTTCTCTCCTTAACACTTTTTAAATATTTTTTATAAAGTTCAACAGGACTATTTTTATTTAAAAATTTACCACCTGCAATTAATAAATCTATGATACCACCTTTATATAAACCCACTCTTCCGCCTTCGGCTTTTTTAGTGATTATATCTATAATCTCTTCCACGTTCTCATCATAGAATCCTTTATTTTTATATCCTCCATAATCACCCACCCAATAATCATCTGCTTCATCTAATATTGTTTTTTTATTTATTTCTTTACTACCGTATGTTTTAGTTGAGTAACCCAAATCCATGTCTTTATACTTTTCAGGTTTAGCTCCTTTAACCTTACTTCCTACTTGCGTATTTAAACTTATATTTCCTTTAGCTTTTTTTATAGAGTCTACTGCATCAACTGCATGTTCAGCTTCATCAATTAATTCTTGCGATGAAGTTCTGCCTATTGGAGTATACATACCCTTTCCATCATCTACTAAACTAGCATTTTTTCCTTTACTTAATTTAGCTAAAATTTTTCTTCCTTTATCTGTTAAAGCTTCAAATGAGTAATTAACCCAATTACCACCAGTCCACATATCATCTTCTAGGGACCAATCACCATCTCCTCTTAAAGTTATTTTAATATCATCCATTACTTTAGCTGCTGGTTTTGCTAATTTAAAATATTTACCAACTACAGGTAAAGCTGCAGCTGCGCCCATTAATTTTAAAAATGCTCTTCTAGACATTCCTTTACCTTCTTTAAAACCAACACGTCCACCTTCTTTCATGAATAAACTCATATAAGGTTCTAATAATCTATATAGTTCATAAGTTGCTTCAGTGTCCCAAAGGCCCCTGATCCATGGTCCTTTAGGAGCGTACTCTTTGTATTTTTCCAAAAGAGTGCCACCATCTTTCAAACCAACAACACCACCTTCAGCATGTTTAGTTGCTTTTTTAGATTGTTGTGTAAGTCCGTATTTATCTATTGCGTCTATATCTTTTCTAGTTTCTTTAATAAGATATCTTAGCTCTTCTGCATGATCTCCCACTTCTTCAATAGAACCTGACTGCCCATATTTTTTTATATTCTCTAAACCACTTTTATATTGTTTAATTCTATTGTTTAAAAATTCTTTTATACTTTCAGATAAATCTAATTTTCTCTTATCTCTAAATCTTGTTATAATATCATCAACCGATTCTTTAGAAGTAATTTTTCCTGCAAATGTTTTATCTAGATTTGTAAAAAGTTCTCTTACGTCTCCCATATTAATGGCGTAGTCTCCAACATCATCCGCAGGTAAAATAGTTTCTCTAACATCTACACCTTGTCGACTACCTTTTCTAGTAAAGAAATCTAATGCTTCCATAATACCTGTTCTTAGCAACCCACCTTTTAGATAACCTGCTCTGCCGCCTTCAGCGTATTTTCCAATGTGCTTGTACCAAAGATCAACGCCAGGTCCCATTTGAAATTCTTGAAAGCTCATCCATTGATCATAGCCACCTTTACCGTCAAAATAATAATCTCTCATCCATTTTTCAGATGGTGTCATTCCGCCACCTTTAAGACCTACTCTGCCGCCTTTTGCAAGATAGTCGCCTTCAAATAAAACATCTGCCATAAATTCTTCAAAAGTTTTACCCGTTCCTTCAAAACCACCTGCTTTAT